GGGAGTACGAGTCGTGCCGGACATATTGATACATTGTTTAATTTTACAGTGACGAGTAGTGTACCAGCAGTCACAACGGTTGCTTGGGGTATTGGAGTATCATTATCTGTAGGAGATTACGTATTGATGGGTGGAAGTACATATATTGTGGAATTGGGTGGAGTAGTCAGTGGAGGCACTCCAGGCAGTCCTGGGGACCCCACAGCGACCCCTCCGGTGCCATCTACACCTGGTACACCTGCTGATAGTGGACCGAGTGGTACAGGGTTCTTTGTAGATGAGAGTGGTATTACCTATCGTTATATTCCACCAGAGGGATTACTCACAAGTATTGGTGCCGGAACATGGAGTACTATAATATATGTGATGAATGATTATCTGCCTGGTCAGACACGATTTGAAGAATTATTAGATGCTGCTGTTGCAAGGAGAGTAAAGTAATGCCAATACCAACCGTATATACACCAATACAACCAAGTACATCAATTGTGATGAAACCTGTTGTATGGTTACCTAATGTATGGACTGGTGTGATATGTCCACCGACTCCACCAGGAACCCCAGAAGTATTTACAGTTACAGTTACTAATTTTGCACCGGTCGTATCACCTGCTGCATATTTTGGTGATCCTGGTCTTATTGTTACATTAACGAGTACGAGTGGAAGTAGTGGTGTTGCAGGACCTGGTGGTACAGGAATAGCAACGGCAACCTGTACATTCCCTGGTACGATTACGATGACAGTGAGTGGAACATATACTGACTATCTGTTTCCTAATAAATTATTCAAATATCGTAATGATATACCTGGTACAGTACCACATGCTCCTGTACCTGTACCATCACCTAGTGGATATACTGCACAGTATGGAACATTAACTCAAGCAACAGCAGTTACACGTGGTACATATCTAAATCCTATTGGTGGTCTGCCTATTTCAGGTACACCACCTGTAGGTATGATTGAGGAAATACCACTTCCTATGCATATGCAGGAATATAATCCAGATCCAAACTATATGATTATTGTAGAATTTACAGTAGTCATCACAAGTAGTTGTGGTATTGGTGCTGGTACATTTCCTATTCGACAAATTGTGTATGATGACAAGGATATTGCATCTGCAAGGTTTGTCACTAAGGTAAATACTCAGGCAGGTCGTAATCCATTGTTTCCTAAGTTTTCAATATGAGAGGCGTTACATACATCGGTGCTCTATCTACAGGGCATATCTGTTATCCACCCACTGCTCTTACACAGGCATCACCAAATGTCCGTGTAAATTTCCTATTTGCAGGGCGTTTGGGCGATTTATTTGCTCCACATGCGTGTCCATGTTCAAATTGTCCGCCACCACACCTAATAAGACCAATTGCACAGGGTCCAGTCAACGTATATTTCAATATGAGACCACCTGGACGCATCGGAGACCTTATCGGATGCGGAGATCGCATCGCTCAGGGGTCTTTTAACGTGTTTGCAGGCACATTTTGACTTGACAAAGCGCAAAATTTCCTCTATACTACTCTTGTTCACATAAAAAATTCAAATTATGGCAATGCGTTCCAAGATTGGACTTTCCGGGGTGGAATTTGTTCAAGGAAAACCAAAAAATACTCGTCAAGGGTCATCACAGAACACAAAATTGTCTGCAACATCACGTAATGGCAAGAAAAAGCGTTATCGTGGTCAGGGTCGTTGAGAGTAGAAACACGTAAATCAATGGAAATGCTGTTTAATGCTAAGTGGAACCTTCCAAAAGCAGCAGCATACTGTAATCTCACTCATAAAGAGATGAAGATTACCTTTAACGAGTACTGTAATTTCCATCCACCTACTTTCATAGCAGAATGAGTCAACTAGTCGTCAACCTACCAGCACAAAAGGTCTGGGTTCGTAAGGAATACCTTAGGGATCATGTTGACGGGCATGGTGAATTTGTCGAGGGCGTCTGGGTAACTGCTAAAAGCATACCTGGACGTGCTTTTTATTTTGAGACATACCTACCAGAGTATGCTGCAATGTTCGACAAATTGCCCATCAGTGCCTTCCTGAGTCGCCCTGAGACGCCCGAACCTGACCTTGACCTAGCAAACCTCCAATTCTGGAATTGCATGGACTACGGGGTCCGCTGCATCGAGAAGCAGTTCATCGATTCTATGGACTTTACGATACAAACTCGTCATTTTGGATCGATGTCTGGTGAGTATTTGTTCACATTAGACAACTTCCATCCTGATATTGACATTACAAACACTAATGTCAGTGAAAATCCAGAAGAGCACAAGTCCCATAACTGCATTGAACTGGAAAACGGTCAATTTGCATTGTATCCAAACAATAGGACAAGGATCTTTGATCTATCCCTTACACCACAAGAACCAAAAGTACCAGATTTTAAAGTGTCTACTCAGTACTATCAGGTTGAGAGTGGTGTCAGATGGGGCAGATTAGGTGATACTGATGATTATTTTTGGAAAACACCCGAAGAACAGGGTGAATAAATATAAAGAGTTCTATTCTATACTAATTTGGAGGAAAATGGCAAATCAACCCGTGCCTGATCAAAGTGAAGAATTTAAAAAATCTGGAATGGTCCTAATTACGGACCCAAAATCAGATTATTACTTGAAAAAATCAGTAGAACAGAAAAAAGACCAGAAAAAGTAGATATATAAAGTATAAAGACGAGTCAAATGGCAGGAATATCCAAAAAATTTGTTGATTTGAATCCTAATTTTAATAAGCATCCCATTACTGGTGATTTGCCAGTAATTAAAAACGAGGATGCTATTAAACAGGCAGTCAAGAATATTGTATTAACTGCAAGGGGCGAAAGACCATTTCGCCCATTTTTTGGTGCTTCATTATCTTCGTCTATATTTGAAAATTTTGATCCAACTGTAATTGATGATTTAACATTAAATATTGAGGATGCATTAAATGCATATGAACCTAGAGTAGAAGTAATTGATGTTGATGTTTTACAAGATCTTGATAATAATAATTTAGAAGTAACTGTAAATTATAGAATTGTTGGAATTCCCCTAAATGAACAATCCCTCAACCTCGTACTAGAAAGAGTATAATGGCATTTAATCAGGTAACAAATTTAGATTTTGAAGATGTCAAAAGCAGTTTGAAAGCATTTTTGCGTTCATCTGACACTTTTACTGATTATAATTTTGAGGGATCCGTACTTTCCCAACTTCTTGACGTATTAGCATATAATACTTACTATTCAGCACTGAATGCAAACCTTGTCGCTAATGAGGTATTCTTCGATAGTGCTTCTATTAGAGAAAACGTTGTTTCTCTTGCAAAGTTAGTTGGATATACACCAAGATCAGCAAAAGCATCAGTAGCAAAAGTTACTCTTGATATTATTGTCAATCCAAAGATTGGAGCATTGACATTAAAAAAAGGAAATGCATTTATTGGTAGTAATGGTGATGGTTCTTATATGTTTAGTGTTCTAAACGATATCACCAGAGAAGCATATGTTGACACTACTGGTGTTCGTAAAGTAACATTTAACGAACTTGAAATTTACCAAGGATCTTTTTTAAATCTACAGTATACTGTAGATACATCAACTAAGCAAAGGTTTGTTGTTCCTAGTGCAGATGCTGATGTTGATCTATTAAATGTTATCGTTAATGAAATTGATTTTACAGTTCCTCAACGATATAGCAATGTTAAAAACATTACGGAATTGAATAGTGATGATAGAGTTTATTTTATTCAAGAGAATAAGAACGAACAGTTTGAGTTAATTTTTGGTGATGGTGTATTTGGCAGAAAAATGCGAAATTTGGATGTCGTTACTATTGAGTATTTGGTAACCAATAAGACCGAATCTAATGAATGTAGTGATTTTACATTTACAGGTCAATTAGAGTATGGTGGTGCAATATATTCACAAACAAATCCAACAGTAACTGTAGTAGATCCATCTACAGGTGGTGGTAATCCTGAAGATGTTACTTCTATCAAGTATCTTGCTCCTAGATATTACTCAGCACAGAATAGAGCAGTCACTGTAAGAGATTATGAGACCCTAGTTACTCAAATTTCACCAAACCTTGAGTCCTTATCTGTATATGGAGGAGAAGAAGCAGATCCTCCACAATATGGTAAAGTGTTTATTGTTGCAAAACCATTTGGTGCAGAAACTCTTACTACAACTGCAAAACAGTCATTAAAAAGAGATATTAAAGAATATTCAATTCTTACAGTAATTCCAGAAGTTATTGATCCTTCATACCTGTATCTTGATATTGATTCATTCGTATACTACGATAATAACAAATCAAGAAAAAATGCACAAGAAATTGAAAATGCAGTAAAGGCAACTATTCTTGCATTTGGAAATTCTAATGATCTTAATAGATTTAATGGTAAATTTAAGTATAGTAAACTGATCAGTGATATTGATAATGCTGATAATGGCATTACCTCCAATATTACTAGAATTCGCATTAGGAAAAACTTCCAAGTAATTTCTAATGTCTTTGCTTCATATGAAGTTTGTTATGGTAATAGAATTTCAGAAAACAGTGACATAATTTCTTCTGGATTTAAAATTACGGGACAAAATGCAAATTATGTGTTTTATTTTGAAAAAATTGAAAATACTAATATTATTGCTATTTTCAGGTATGATGGAAGTGAGAAAAAATATTACAGTAAAAATATTGGCAGTATTGACTACGCAAAAGGTGAAATAAATATTAATGCTATCAATATTAATTCAGTCATCGGTGATACAGATTATATTACTGTATCGGTAACTCCAAAGTCAAATGACATTATGGCATTAAGAGATTTATATCTTTCAATTGATCAGGCAGGAGTTAACGTTAGTGTTATTTTAGATGCATTAACATCATCGTCTAGAACATCAGGTGTCGGTCAAATTCCAGTATCTAGTTAAATATGTTTAACGATTTAAAAGTATCAAGTTCTGTTATTGGGCAGGTCCCCACCTATTTCCCCTCAGAATATCCAAATTTTATCAATTTTTTAAAAGATTACTATAGGTT